AGGCTTAACAGAGGTATTTAGTTCTTTCGCTGCCCCTGCATTGAAAATGGACTTGGTAAACACCGTAGGTATGGAAGCTTATGTGTTCCAATACAACGACAGCAAGGGTAACGGTATCAGCTTTGAATCGGAAGCAAACATTGTTCATGTTTGTAAACGCCCACAACTGATTATTCGTTTGTACTCTTCTACTTAATAAGCAGATTGAAGCCTCCTTCGGGAGGCTTTTAATAATTAAATAACAGTTGAAATATAAGATAAGTGATAGTAAAATAACCTCTTAAATAAAAGAGGGCAAAGTATGTGCGGAAAATCAAACGGTAATTTAGTTTACGGCGTTGGTATTGGTGCTAGGGAGCATCCAGCAAGTATAGATGGGAAACACACAAGAGAATACTGTTTGTGGAAAGCTATGCTTAGACGGTGCTACAGCGAAAGAGAGAGGAAAAGACTTCCTAGCTATAGTGAGTGTACAGCTAGCGATGCTTTCAAAAGTTTTGATTTGTTTTACGAGTGGTGTCAAGTACAAGTTGGGCTTAAGAATAAAGACTTTGCGTTGGATAAAGATATTCTTGTAAAGGGAAATAAACACTATTCAGAAGATACCTGCGTGTTTGTCCCTAAAGCCGTGAATCAACTTCTCGTTACTAAAAGCTCTTGCAGAGGGAACTACTTAATAGGCGTTTCATTCGATAAAGCAAGAGATAAGTTTGTAGCAAAGTGTGGTTTAGGTGGGGCTAAAGGTTATAATCTTGGGCGATTTAACACCGAAATAGAAGCATTTCAAGCCTACAAGAAAGCCAAAGAAGCCTACATCAAACAAGTAGCGGAACAGTACAAAGATGTCATTGACCCAAGAGCATACAAAGCTTTACTAGAATACGAAGTGAATATAGACGACTGATTAAAACGACTAAAAGGCTAACAAGTGTTAAGCCATAACTAAAGGATAAAGATTATGGCTTACACGAACAGTCCATCAACGTCAGCTATAGACCGCTTACGATTAAATGTTGGTGACATCTACCCTGTAGAGATACTTGATGATGCTACCTACACATATTACTATACTAAAAATGAACAGAATGAAAGACGAGCAACCAGAGAGTTGTTCACCGTTTTGTTATTCGCCCTTTCAAGATATACAAGAGAACGGGCAGGCGATATTGAGGTTTATGGTAGTGACTACTTCCGCAACTACCTTGATGCTGTTAAATTAGCAATCACAAATCCATCCATAGACTCCATCACAGCAATACCTTTTGCTGGCGGTATAAGTCGCTCTGACATGGCAACTAGGGCTAATGATGCTGATGCTGTACAGAAACAATTCTATATTGGCTTTACAGATGGTGTACCGTCCTATGAGAAAGAACTTGTTTTAGACCCTGAGAATCCATTCCTTGATTGAGGTGAGATATGGCTGTAAAACTTAAAAGAGGCCAATCTTGGAAGAACAAGGTAAAGATAGACCTAACAGAATTAAATATGCTACAAAAGCGTTTAGTTGATTTTGGAACAAAGAAAATAAGGTGGGGCTACTTCGATAAGACTTATGAAGGTGACTCTCCATCTGATAAAAGACATGGACTACCTGTTGCTGTTATTGCTATGTGGCATGAATACAGACAAGCAGCAGGACAAGGTGGTTATAAGAAGAGACCATTCTTTACTCAAAGCATTAGCAAAGCAGAGGTTTTAATACCTAAAGTTGTTCCTTTCCTCTTTGGCCAAGAGCTATTAGGGCGAGTCAAGAATACTAAAGGTGGTGTAGAGAACGCTTTCCAACACAGATTAAGAGCCTTTGCATTAAACCTTTGTAAAACTGTTCAACAAGAGATTGATGCAGGAAACTTCACAGAATTAAGACCTAGAACAATAGCAGAGAAAAGACGTAAAGGCTACCCACTAGATATTCTTATTGAGACAGGGCAGCTTAGAAATAAACTGCAATGGATGGTGATAAGTCCTAAAGCGTATGGTAAGAATAAAGTAGTCATTGGCAATGTAAGTGATGATGTTAAAGAGCCTATTGCAAAAGAGGCAACCAAAGGAAGAAAGACAAGGAGCTAATATATGCTAACACCAAGATTTCTTTCTGTTGGTAGTACCACAGTGACAGTGCGTAGAACAAATACAGGAAGTTATGATACAAACGGTAGGTGGGTAGAACCAACCTACACAGAGTTTACAATAACAGCTAATGTGCAGCCTCACCTGATTAAGCGCAGAGATAAAGAAGGTAAAGCAGGGGATACAAGCCAAGAAGCCATTAAGCTCTACACTACTACACCCCTAAACATGACACAAGAAGGCTCTCTGTTAAAAAAGGGTGATAAGGTGTTATGGAATGGCGTACAACATGATGTTAAAGAAGAATACACTTATGTCATGGGTGTCTTAAACCATACCAAAGCTATTTGTATTAGAGAGGAGTTAGTATAGTGGCAATTATAGCTGACTCAACATACAACACAATAGAAGATGCGATTGCTAGTGCGGCAAACTCTTTAGGGCTTGGTGTTAAATTTATATGGGAATATGGTAATGGTGTAGAGCCTACAACAACTTATGTAATGTGTAATATCATTAGTGATACAGCAATATCCAAAGGCACTGAAACATTATATATTGATGGAACAACACTAAAGCAACAAATCAATACAGTGTATGAAACAGTTGTTAGGTTTGAGTTTACAGGTAAGAAACCTACATCTACTAGTTCTGCATCTGCCGCAAGCATAGCAAAACAATTTGAAGCATTATTTAAGTTCTCACCTACAAGATACATATTCTCTGATAAAGGTTTATCTGTCTTAAAGGTTGGTGGACTAAGACAAGTGCCTGTTATGAGAGATACTAGCGTATTCACAGTGACAGGTATAGATATTACATTCGCTTATGAACACATTGATGAGATGGTAATTCCAATTATCACGTCAGTAGATGGTGAGGGTACGTTGCAATACTCTTTAGCAGAAATAGTGGAGTACGGTTACGGTTTATCGTATGGAAGCTCCTATGGGGCAACAAGTAGCTCTTTCAATTTGGAAGATATAACAATTCCCCTCACAATTGGGGCTTAGATTTAGGAGATAAAATGACTACTGTCAATGATTTTATTGATGTGTCGATTACACGAGAAACAAGAGTAATTCAACGAGCATCTTTTACTATTCCGTGTTTTGTAGCTGAACATACAGTGTTTAGTGAACGCGCTAAAGAATTTAACAGCTTAACAGAAATTACAGAGATTGGCTTTGCATCTACATCTAATGTATATAAAGCTGCTCAACGATATTTTGCACAAAATGTTAGCCCTGAGAAGGTTATTATTGGTCGCAGACAAGTGCCTAGCATTGTGTTCACACCAACTGTTGCTAACAGTGCCGTATATACATTAAAAATTAATGGTTACACTGTAACTTTTACGTCTGATGCAAGTGCTACGGCAGCCGAGATTGTAACAGGTTTGAAAGCAGCTATTACAGCAGAGACAGGTATTACAGGTATCACTGTTGGTGCAGCTACAACCACATTAGATTTGTCTGTAACAACTAGCGGTGCTGACTGGTCAGCTTATGCCGTAACAACTAACTTGGTTGGTGTTAATGGTTCTGTAACAGAGGCTTGGAACGACACTATCGCTGCTGTTCGTACAGCCAATGATGAGTGGTTTGTCCTTAATGCTGAGACACACACAGAGGCTCATGTGTTGCTTATTGCAGCCTATATTGAAAGCATCAAAGCAACAGCACAAAAAGTGTATTGCTTCTCGTCTAGTGACTCAGGTATTAAAACCTCATCTACTACGGATATTTTCAGTAAGCTTAAAGCTCTCAACTATGATAACACATTCTACTTGTATAGTGGCAGTGCTTCAACATTTGCTGAGTGTGCCTTTGTTGGTCGCTTCTGTCCTGAACAGGCAGGTAGTAACACATGGGAACAAAAGACAGCTATTGGATTAGTAGCTGACGCTTTGACATCTGCTGAGGTTGGCTATATTCAAGGTAAACGTGGTTCTACATTTGAGACTGTAGGTGGTGTTGATATATTTGTTGGCGGCAAAGTTGCCTCTGGTGAGTGGATTGATGTTATCATTTTTGCAGCATGGTTAAAAACCCGTATTGTAGAAGACTTGTGGACTCTATTGGTTAATACTCGTAAGTTAGGATATACAGCCGCAGGTGCAGCAGCTATTGAAGGTGCTATCCGTAAGGTTATGCTAGAAGGTATTCAAGTTGGTGGTTTAGCCTCTGACCCTGAGCCTGTAGTTAGTGTCCCTAATGTGCTTGCATTGTCTAGCGCACAACGAGCTACCCGTGTATTGCCAAACGTAACATTTGTTGCCCGTTTAGCTGGTGCTATTCGTGCTGTTAGTGTTGCTGGCACAGTGTACGCATAAGGAGATAAATAATGAGCGGTAGAATTAATACTTATTCTCCTATTGATGTTGTTGTTATTATCCAACAAAAAGCTAAAGGTGTTGTACACCAAGTTAGTGGCTTTGCTGATGACAGTCAAATCAATATTGAGCGTGGCCAAGATACATGGAAGAAATACGTTGGTGTTGATAACGATACAACTCGTACATATAGTGCAGACGAAAGTGGTATGGCAACATTATCACTAGCACAAACATCATCTTCTAATGATGTACTTTATAACTTGTACAACTATGACAAGAACACTCGTAATGGTCAAGGCTTGTTTAGTTTAACAATCAAAGACGGCAGTGGACGTTCAATCTTGTTTGCTAAAAATGCTTGGATTGGTATTGTACCTAATCAACAATTTGGTGCTGATGTTAACACTCGTGATTGGGTAATTCATTGTGCTTCTATGGTTGATGTTGTAGGTGGCAATGGTTTGTTCACAGCAGACGAAGTTAGCAATATTGAGAAACTAGGTGGCACTGTTGCCTCTGAGTGGATTCAGTAGCTAAATAGAAAGCCTCTTTATGGGGCTTTCACTTGTAGCTATTAAAGGAGGGGGTATGACAGTTTATCATTACTCCCCTGCTGATGTATCAATAACATTCGCAGGGAAGTCAATTTCAGGATTCCCTGATAGTGGAGCATTTATTGAGATTAGCAGAGAGACACCCCTATTTAGCAATAAAAGAAGTATGGATGGACAAGTAGAGATTGTTGTTAAGAAGTACAGCACATACAAGGTAACAATAACACTTAGTCAGTCTAGTCAGTCTAATGAGTATCTTAGCTATTTAAAGTCATTGCAGCAAAAAAGGTCAAAGAAAGCTAAAGAGAGGGGATTGATAGGTATTAGCCAATTAAATTCTTTGTTTGGTAATATTAGCAGCTTAGTGGGCAAGATGCCTCTCATTGTTAAGAATAGCAGTGGTAATGCGCTGTTTTTTGCCACCGATGTGTGGATAGAAACAGAACCAACTGTATCGTATTCAGATACAGTTTCAGAGCGAGTATGGCAGCTTAGGTGTTTTAATGCCACTCATGTTATTGCAGGACAAGATTCTGATGATAACTTATTAGAAGCATTAACAGCAGTAGAAGCCCTATCTAGTGGTTTTGAAGTAGTGAAGGGGTTGTTCTAATGTCAGTAACATTGTATGACCCATCGCAGAATATTATAGAGATTGCAGGGCATATTTGCATAGGTATTAGTGAGATAGCTGTTAATAGGGGTAATGCAACAACTAAGGTGATTGATGGCATTAGTGAAGCCTATTCAGCGCGTTGTTTAGTTAAACGTAAGCCTTACACGGTATCTGTTACCTTGCAACAAACATCTGTATCAAACAGCTTCTTACAGCAAATACAATCAGTAACAGAGAGGAATCCCGTTACATTCGTTTCAATAAAAGTTTATTCAACAAGCGGAACAGTTCATTTAGACACAACAGGTTGGATAGAGACATCTCCTAATTTGACACTAACAGAAGAATTAGGTGACAGACAATACACGTTTAAAGCTAATCCATATACCAATTCAGGCGTAGTGGATTTAATCATGTAATACGTTGGGAAACGTATCTTTTTTACTTTTTAGAGGTTAATATGTTAAAGCAAAAAACTATCACAGTGGAGAGTGTAGACTACCTCCTTACCACAATTCCTGCAATCAAAGCCTTGCAATTACAACCTAAAGTTATGAAGCTATTAGGCCGTTCTATCGCAACATTCCTAGAGTCAGCATCATCCGTACAAGAGGGTGCTACAGAAATGGAAGCTCAAGTATTGCAGCGTATCGCAGAAGTATTCCTAGAAGATTTAGACAAAATTGATATTGCAACATTAGCGCAAGAACTTATTGCTTGTGGGGTTACTTGTCAAAATATGTCTATCGACACCCCACAAAAGTTTAACAATCATTTTAGTGGTGAGTTAGTTGTTCTTTACAAAGTGTTATTCGAGGTGATTCATTTCAATTTTTTGGAACAGTTGCTAAAGCTCGTTTCAAATGGCAACGGGCAGCCCAAGAAGGAGATTTAAAACTCCCCTCTAAGTTGTCAAAAGCCATTGATGAAAGTTTTAGCGTACCTCACGAGG